GCTCCGCTTCAGGATCGGGACCAGGAACTCGCGCCCGAACCGGGTCATCGGCCGGATCGCGCGGCGCCAGTCGGCGGTCCCGAAAGCTCCGCACACCACGACCCCGGGCCTTATCGGGACCACGCCCTGCACGCTGACCGGGACCCCGTCCCAGGACCACAGCCGCCACAATTCGCCGGCGTGGGCCATGACGTCGGCGATCAGCGCGTCCGGGTCGTCGTCCCAGCGCAGCGCGTAAATCTCGCGGCGGTCACGCTCGCGCATGTGGTGGACGACGTGGGCCAGGCCCTCGGCGGTGACCCGGTGCATCCCGATCCCGACCCCGTTGGTCACCCGACGGCCCCCTCGTTCAGATTTAAGTGGATGCTCGCCAGCAATGCCGGCCCCGGCGCCTCGTGCTCCAGGTGAACCGAAATGTGCGAGCCGTACCCCGCAAAAGGTATCCGCGCGATACCAAACGTGTTGTTGGTGACCGTGGCGCAAAGTTCGAACGCGTCGACGTCGGTCGCCAGCATGCCGATCGAAACCGCCCACTCGCCCGTGCACATGACGTCGACCGACTTGATGCGCTTGGATTGGGTCGGGGCGTCGGCCGACATGTGCGGCGTGCGGATCGTGACCTTGGAGCTGTCGTATTCGGCGCGGGTCACGCCGCCATAGAGGAAGATGCTGGCGTTGACGTCGCAGGCGAAGACGTAATTCCCGACGACCGCGAACTGACGGGTCTCGAAACCCGGGCGGAACAGGGACCAGGCGGTGATCTCGCCGGCCGGGAAATACGACAGGACGAAGATCGTTTCGCGGAAACTCAACCAATAACGGCCCTGGATCGGTTGGATGACCGCCTCGGCCAGCAACGCCCCATCGAGGTCGTCGCGGATCAGCGGGATCAGCAAGAGATCAATCGCGCTGCCGATGTCGGTGATGCTGGCGGCCAGGGTCAGCGCGCTGGATTTGAGGCTGCGGACCCCGCTGTCGCTGAGAAACAGAATGTCTCCGGTGCCGAACTGGACCACCGATTTTGGCGAGACCGTGCCGACCCGGAGCACCTGGTCCAGCGTGTCCTTGGTCAAATCCGGGTCCAGTTTCCAGATTTGGGTGACGAGCTGCGCCATCACCGCCATCGAGTTGTAGTAGACCTCCAAGGACAGCAGCTTCAGCGCCTCGGGGTCGTTGAGGACCAGATTGATGAACCCGGCGCCGGGCTCGGTGACGCTGTTGGGGTCGTTCTGGGCCGGGTTGTTGACCCCGGAAAACCGGAGGTACTTACCGTCCAGCCGGTACATCTTGCCTTTCCAGACCCGCGCGTAGGTGCCGCTGGACAAGGACCCGTCGACTTCTTTCACCAAGAGGTTGTTGTACCAGCAGTAGGTCCTGCTGGCCGATCTTCCGAGCACGAAAAACTTATCGTCGAACGGCTCGACGTCGAATATCTGGTAGACCGTGTCGCCGGCCGGGGCCTCTAAATTCTGCGGATAAATCGCCACCGGCAGCAGGCCCGGGGCGATCGGCGCGTCGCCGGTGCCAACGCCGAATGCGTACAGCCCGTCCGAGCGGCCCAGCAGGTATTTGTAGCTCGACGGCATGTCGGTCATGTGGACGAAGGCCAGGCGCTTCTCGATCTCGCCGCCCTGGTTGAGGACGGCGTTTTCCAGGATGCGCAGGCTCCCGCCGGGCGCGGTCAGGGGTGTCTTTCGGACGTCCAGCCCCGCTTTGAAGTCGTTGATGCTAAAGACACGGTCGTCGGCCATCAGGACCCGGGTCCAGACCCATAGCCGACGGGCACAAAATCGAGGCCCAGGACCGGGTGGCGCGACCCGCGGGATTGCGCGTCGCCGCCGCCGCCGCCGATGACCACGGGGCCGTGCTTGTGGCTGAACTGCCTGACCCGGTGCCGTCTGAGGGCCTCGTTGGCCTTGTTGAGTTTCAGGGCCGCGTCCTTGGCGCCGTCGCGCTGCAGGATTTCGACGGCCGAAAACAGGACCACGATATTGTCCGGGAGCGTCGCCTCGTCACTGTCGTCGACCATCGTCTGGACGGTCTTGGTGCCGCGCACCCGGATGATCGCGCTGGGGTCGGCGGCGCTGTCGTCCGGGACCGGCCAAAGCTCGATCATGCCGGTGTCGGCGGCGTGCATCCACTTGCGGGTCGGCCACGACGCGAACCCGGTGTCGGAGTTCCACAGGACCATGTCCTCGGGGCCGATGCCGTAGCCGAGCTGCGCGTAGACCACGTTTATCAGGACCCAGATCGCGTTTATGTCCCCGAACGCGAGGTCCTCCGGGTACGGGTAGTACCGGGTCCCCGGCACGAGTTTGATGTCGCGGTCGACGACGAGTTGGGGCCAGTCGTAATCCTCGTAAAGCTGCCGCTGCGTGCGGTTGAGGTAATAGATCAAACTTTCGCGGTCGTTGACGCCGTGCGCGACATTGGTCGAGTACCCCAGCTCGGCCCGCAAATCGGTCAGCATGTCGCGCAGTTGGCGGGGCATTATTTCTTGTCACCCTTTTCGTAGGTCGGGCTGTGCGACCCGCCGGCGTTGACGTCGGGCAAATGCGACGGGGTTTTCGAGGCCGGCGCGTGCCGTGACGAGCCGCGGTTGTGGGTGTCGCGGATCACCCGCGGCAAATCCGCGGGGTTGGGCCTGGGGTTCTTGTCCGGGTCGAGGCCCGGGTCCGGGTCCTCGTCGTCCTGGGCGTGGGCCGCGATCTCGTCCGGGCTCGGAGCATCTTCCTCCGGCAGGTCCGGCGCGTCCTGGGCCGCCGCTTCATCCATCGTGAACCGGTCCAGGGGTTTGAGTTTGGGGTCCGGGCTTTCGGGGCGGGCCGGGCGCGGCTTGTAGACCGGCAATGTGCATCTCGGGATCGAGCTGTCGGACAGCGGCAGTCTCGGCCGGGCGCCGGGGAACACCGCGGCGATCACCTCCGGGGCATAAATGTCCCGGAGACGCTGCAGGACCTCGTCCTGGGGCGCCTCCCAGGTCCCGACGACGTGGACGTCGGTGATAAATTCCTCGCCGTGCAGGAACTGCAAAATCGGCAGCTCCGGGAAAACAATCGGGCGGGTGCGGTCGCGGTACACCGTGGTCCCGGTGTCGCCGCCGACCGCGACCATGCAGCGCAATAGATGAAACGCCGGCAATTCGTACCTCCGTCGTCAGGGGTTGCGGGCCGGTCCCGGGGGACGGAAACCGGCCCGCCCCTTGCTCTCAGGCGATCTCGACGACAAGCGCCGAGTTCACCTGTTGTGCAACCATTTGACCGGTGTAGGTCATCGATTTGTACATCACGAACTGGTTGTAGGGCCGCGCCGGGGTGAACCGGTGTTCCCACTCGCCGTCCTGTTTCATCAAGTAGATATGCCGCGGGTCCCACCAGTAAGCGCGTTTGCTGAACCCCAGATCGTCCAGGGTCGGGTCGTACTCGATGACCGTGTTCATAAACTTCAACTGACCCATCGAGCCGTCTTGCGGGCCGGTGAAACCGGTCATCGTGTAGTTGCCGTTGGCCCGCAGCTCGACCTCCATTGCGGCGATGAAGTCGCTGCCGGCGAGGCATTTCGACGGCTTGCCGCCGTACCGGATCAACTGGCGATACTCGGCCTGCAGGAATTGCAAGAGCGCGCCGCCATTGGTCGTGGCCGAGGTCACCGCGCCCCGCCCGCCCGCGGTCCCGAAAGCCGCGGTGGCCGAGCGGTTGCGCCACCAGGTGTTGGAGGCCCGGGACAATCCGCCGAGGTTTCCGACGTTGGGGACCGCGGCGATGATGCTGGCGATGCCGGCGAGCGCCTTCGGGTCGGCCACGCCGTCGCCCCACAAGAGCGCGTTCATGGTGCGCGCGTATTGCTCGCCGAAATCCTCAAGTTTGTCCTGAAGGAGGTTGACCAGGACCGTGACGTCGCGGTCGGAGTGGTTGGACAGCGAACTTCCGTCACCGGCGTCGTCGACCACCGAGATGCCGTCGATCTTGAGTTCGGTGTGGGTCAGGGTCAGGCCGAGATGATGCTCGCGCCAGGGAAAATTAACCCGCGCGATATTGGCGGGCGTGTAGAAACTCACCGTGTCGTTGTGGGTGTACCCGGTGACCTTATCGTTTACCCCGCCGGCGCCGTAATTGCCTTTGACGGCCAAGCTGATATTTCCCTTGCCGCCCGGGAAAGACTTTGCGCTGCCTTCCATAAGACGAAGCAGAGGCTTAGCCTGGATGCTCTGCTTAAAGGTGTCGCCCTTGTTGTAGTAGTAGTCAAGCGACGCGTTGGCGATATTGGAGATTTCTCCGGCAGTGAATGCCATCGTGGGTCATCCGCATGTCAGGTCTGCCGCATTGCGGCGAGCGCCATCAGCGCGGCGTCTTTCATCGACCGCGGCTCGGCTCTGGACAGACCGGTGGCGACATGGATGCTGGACGGGCTGGGTCGCGTCGGCCGCGGCGCGGGCTGCGCCTGGCCGAATGTTTTCCGCACCTCGTCGTAGGCGTCCTGCGACAGGGCCACCGCTTCCTGCGCCGAGCGGGGAAGCCCACGCTCTTGCAGAAGCCCCTGCGCGGTCCTACGGACAGCACCCGCGATCCGGGCATAGTCGGGGTCGCGCCGCCGGATACCCTGCTCCCAGGTGTCGACAGCATTCCGGATACCGTCCGTGTGCTGCTGTGCCCTGGTCGCGTCTGCCGCTGTATTGACGTCCTGCAGCCGGGCTTCCGCCTGAGCGGCGCGATGCCGCGTGCGGGTCAACTCCCGTGCTGCTTCCTCGTCGAGCAAGCCGTCGTCGACCTGGGTTTGCAGGTCACGGCTTATGCGCAACCCCAGAGCTTCCTGGGCCGCCATCACGTAGGGCGTGACGCCGGCGAGGAACGCCTGGTAGTCACCCCGCCTCAGACTGGCCCCGACCCCCAAGAGCGCGTTGACGTCGTCGGGCGCGAGCTGGTGGGCCTGCAGGTAACCCTGGAGTTGGCGGTGTTGCGCCAGCTCGGGCTGCAGGCTTTCGAGGGTTGTCCGGGCCTCGTTGCGCTGCTGAAGCAGCTGCTCGAAACGGCGGCGGGTCTCGGGCCTGAGTTTTTTAAGCTCGGCCTCGGTGGGGTCGGCGAGGGTTCTGTCCTGCGGCGGGTCCGGGGTTTGGTCCCCTGGTCCCGGAGCCGCTACCTGGTCCTGGGAGGTGTCCGGGGCCTGCGTCTCCGCGTCGTCAGAGGGGAGAGCGTCGGTCTCGGGTTTGGTCTCCACAACCGATCGGACTGCGGCAAGCAGGCCCTCCCGGTCGGACTGGCGGCTGTCGCTTTGCGAAAGCGATGGTTTTTCGCTTGGTGCGCCGGGCGAGGGCGCGGAGCTGCCGTCGGGCGCCGGCGGTGGTGCCGGCGCTTGTTGCTCTGTTGCGCTGGACGAGGGCGCGTCTTGTGTGGCGTCCGAGGTCGGAATGTCTGACAGGTTCTTGCCGTCCCTGCGTGGACCTGCCAGCCGTTATGGGCTGTTGTTTTCGGTTTGTCTAGTTATTGGTGCTTTGTTGTCCGGCAGACGACACTGCAAACCGGGTTCAGCGCCGGCGCACGACCCGCCAGCCGCCGTGCGCCATCGGGCGGCGGGTGGTCTTGACCTCGTTGTTGATGTCGGGTTGGACGATGGTGGCGACGCCGGCCTCGTCGATTCCGGTCGCGCCCTTGACCTCGGTCATCGTCGCGAGGTCGACAAGGATGTGGTTGGGGCCGATCGTCACGGTCATGGCGGCACCGCCAACTGCTGCCGGACGTAATCCTGCATCGTCGGCGCCGGGCCGGGGGGCAGCACGAGCCGCACGTCGGGGTCGGTCTGCTGAAAATACTCCTGCAGCCTCTGCGGGCCGTGCATCTGCAGGTTGGTGGGGCCGGGCGTGAACTGCCAGCCCTGCTGGGGGTCCTGGACCCAGGCCCCGCCGGTGTTCCCGTCGACACCGTGATACTGCGACTGGTCAGAAAAGCTCGGGTGGTTGGGCTTCTTGTACGTGTCCGGCCAGTGCCCGTTGCCGGCCTGGCCGGCGCCGCCGAGGAACGCGCCCCGCATGTCGTAGTCGTAGTTGTCCCGGCCCATGTCCCGGCGGCTCAGGGCCGACTGCAACTGCAGCCACTGCTGGTATCGGGTTTCCTGCTCGGGCGACAGCACCGTGTTGTAGCGGCCGGAATAGTCGCGGGGATCGGCGTCACTCACGGCGTCGGAAATCCCGGCCGACCCATCGCACCCCGCGGCATCGCGCCGCCGGTGCCGGGGCGGTTGCCGTTGCTGCCGTAAATCTGCAGCGGCGGGACGTGCGGCCCCAACGGACCCGCGGTGTAGGGCGCCTGCATCGCGTTGGCCTGCCCCGCCGGGCCTTGGGCGTTGGGGTCCTGGGCGGGACCTGGCGGCCTTGGCGGCCCCCGCCCGGCCCCGGACGGCCCCGGCCCGGCAGGGCCGCCATCACCCCCGGCGCCGGCGTCAGCACCGGCACCGGCGCCGGGGGGAGCCTCGGGGGGCTTGCTCATCAGTTGATTAAGCGCCTCGATAGAGGGCGCCCCCTCCGCGAAAGCCTCGGTCAGGTCGAGGTCGTCACCCATGCGGCGGATCAGCTCGCGCGCCAGCCACTCCGGTGAAATACCGGGGATACGTTGAAGCAACGGGACCAGTTGGGTCAGGACCTGGACGTCCTGCTGGCGGTTGGCGGGGCCGTTGGCCCCGACGTCGATGTCCAGGAACACGTTGTCCGAGACTTGCTGCTTGTCGAGCTGCGGCCACACCGCGCCCGGGCCGACGATCTGGACGCAGGTGTCCTGGCTGACGTTCAAAATCAGTATCTGGGACGCCGCCTGGGCCATCTCGCGCATGACGTCGTTGATGTCGTCGATCGTGCTGTCCAGGTCGGTGCTTTGGCTGAACTGCGCGACGCTGACCTCGGTGGCGGTGGCGTCGGAGGTCGTGCCCTGGTCGGCCTGGTCCGAGCCCAGGACCCGGAGCACGTCCTCGAACACCGGCCCGGTGTCGTAGATCGCCGGGTCCACCGGCGGCATCTTGATGATCTGCAGGACGTCGTCGATCTTCTGCCCCGGTGCCAGCGCGTTTAATTCGAGCAACGCGTTCGCCGGGTGGGTCCGGAGTTTTTCGAGGTCGGCCTCCTCCAACAAGCCCGCCGCGACCGCGGTCTTGGGCCGGTTCGCCCGGCGGTGCTCGCGCAGGCCCTGACGCGCCCGGTTGAGTTCGAGCTGCATGTCCCGGATCAGGTCGATGTCGCTGTTCGGGAACAAACTGTGCTCGTCGTAGCCTTCATTCAACACAAACGCGAACCAGGGCCAGAACCTTGAAGTCGGGGCCTCGGGCGGCGAGGGTTCCTGGAGGAAATCCGGATACCCGTCACAGATCACGTAAACCGTGCCGTCCTTGCGATTGTATATCTCCCAGACGCACGCCACCGGCAGCGCGACATTGCCGTCGTCATCGCCGTCGTGGCCGGTGTAATAGTTCTGCCCGCCCGCCTCGTAGCCGGTGCTCTTTCCATCTTCGTTGTACGCAGTAAACGAGGACGAGATGTCCACCATGTACACTTCTTCGATCTCGTCCGGCGACAACAAATACTCCTGGGCCACCCAATCGGCCCCGAGGAAGCCGCGCAGGGTCCGGCAGCGCGGGTCCGGGATCAATGCCGTCGAGTCCGGGTAATCGAAGCTCAGACCCTCGCGGATCACCAGCTGGCCCTCGGATGTCAGGCTCTGGATCGCGAGGCGCAGGCTCTCGGCGTCGGCGCTGTCAGCGTCGATCTCGTCGTCCGACAGATCGGCCGCCAGGCGCTCGACATTGGCGAGGCGCTCCGACATATCCGCGACGCGGTGCTCGATCTCCGGGTTCATCTGCATCGCGCGCTGGAACCCGAGTTTGCAATACCCGACGCCGGTGACGATCGCGCGCCGGATGCTCATCTTCATCGAGGTCTTGAACGAGTGGTTCTGGTCTTGGATGTTGTAGTCGTACAAAAGTTCGAGGGTCCTGCCGACCCGCTCCATTAAATCCTCGAACTGGTCGACCTGTGCGGCATCCTGCAGGACCATCATGGATTGCGGGTCGGGCGGCATGCCGTATTGCGTCGCCATCATCATGTGCTGCTGGGCCTGCACAAGCTGTGCCTGGGTCCCGTCCCAAGTCGTCGCGATGAGTTTTTTCTTGGTTTTCGCCTTCATCGTCGGATTGTTCGGGTACAGCTCGGCGGTGCGCTGGAGCACATGCCGGATGCAGATGTTCGCGACGTACCGGTCGTCGCGCGTGCTCGACTTCACCGTTTCGGGCCACTGACGGCCCTCGACAAAGTGCATGTTCTCGCGCATCCGCCGGAACACCGGCTGCCAGTGCTTGCGGGCGCGCTTGACCCGGTTCTGCCAGCGCAGGACCAGCTTACGGCGGGGCTCGTCCGGGTCCGGGGCCTCGCGCGCGACAAAGCTGTCCTGGCCCTGGGGGTCAGGTCCTGGGCCTGGGCCTGGAACCGGGTCCGGCACGAAGGGACCCGGGGCCGCCAGGCCGGAAGTCGTCAGGTCGCTCATCTCACCACCCGCCGGTCCCAAAGTTCAGTTTCACGGATTTTTCGGCCGCGGCGCGCTGCTGGACCAGATATCCGAACGTGTTTTCGAGGGGTTTGCCCTCGTCGTGGGCGCGGCGCTCGCCGGCCGGGACCTGGAGGGTCAGGCCCAAACCTATGTAGGCCAGCGTGTCCACGAAATCGTCGTGCGCGTCGTAAGGGAATTTCAGCATCTGGTCCCGCGCCGCCGGCCACCACGGGGCGCGCTCGGGAAACCGGAGTTTTCCCATAGCCATGCGGCCCTGGATGGACTGCGCGCGGGTTTGCTTGTCGGCGATCGGCTGGGTCTCGATCAGCGAGCAAAAAGTATGGGTTTCGAGCATGCGCTTCCTGAGAAACGGCCCGATCGCCTTCGAGATGTGCCCCCGCTCGGCCCACCAAAACAGCGGTTTGTGGGCCTTCATCATCCGGAGCATGCTCTCGGTGGTCTGCTCGGCGTTCATCTGGCGCCAGACGAGGTCGGCCAAGACCCAGATCGTGTCCTCCTTGTCCACGCCGACGACCATGAGGCAGGTCTTGTCGGAGCCTTGTTTCAGGGCCACCGCGTGGTCCGAGGCCGCGTAAAATCTGAGGTTCTGGGGCAGGTCGTTGGGCCGGTACGTGCTCATCCAGTCGACGCTGAAGAACGTCCCGCCGGCCGGCGACGGTCGGCCTTGGTATAAGGCGCTGAACCCGCGGACGTCGCGGCGCTGCAGGGCCTGCAGGTAGGATTTACCGAATTTCCCGGGCCACAGCGGCTCGCCGGGCTCGCGCCGCAGCGGGTCCTTGCCGTCGTCGTAGGCCAGCGCGGGCAAGTCGATGATCTTCCACTCGGCGGCCTCGTCGGGGTCGTAATAGGTGTTGTGCGGGTCGGTCAGGCGCCCGATCAAATCATCCTGGTGCCAGCGGGTCTGGACCAGGAGTATCCGCCCGGTCTCGTCCATCAGACGGGTCGCGATCACCTGGGTGAACCAGGCCCACAGCGTGTCCCGGATCGTCGGGCTGTCGGCCTCCATGCGGTCCTTGATCGGGTCGTCTATAATCAAACAATTGCCGCCGCGGCCGGTGGTGGTCCCGCCGCGACCGACAAACGCCAGGACCCCGCCCTGCACGGTCTCCAGCCGGTCTGAGGCTTTGCTGTCGGTCTTCAGGATCGCGTGCGGGAAGACCTGCGCGTAGGCCGGGCTTATCATTATGTCGCGCACCGCACGGCCGATGTCCTGCGAAAATTTTTCATTGTAAGTGCCGAAAATCACTGACATTTCCGGGTGTTTTCCGACGAACCAGGCGATAAATTTCTTGCTCGCCAGCTCGGTTTTGCCGTGCCGCGGGGGGATGTTGATAATCAGGCGCCTGATGCGCCCGGCCTCCAATTCCTCCAAAGCGGCACAGACCACCTCGTGGAACCGCTGGACCTCGTAGCGCGAGTGGTCCGGGTCGTCGGGGTGGTTCTGGTCGGGCATCATTAGGCGCGTGAAGGCCAGCATGCTGGTCTCGGCCTCGCTGACCGCGATCAGCCGCTTCAGGACCCCCTCGTACCTGATGACGTCCGGGTTCATGGGTTACCGGTGCGGTGTCGGCTTGAGGCTGGGATCGACCGCAATGTATTTCCAGCCGTACCCCGGGATGCCGGCCACGACCCAAAACGTGCCGGGCTTGACGATCGGGTTGGAAATTTCCGGCTGCTCGCCGGGGAGGGTATGATCCGGCCGGGGTTGGCCGCCCGGCAGCGTGTGATCGATTTCTGGCTGCTCGCCGGGGAGCCCCTGGTCGGGATACGCCGGGCGGCCGGGGAGCGTGTTGTCCACGCCCGGCGGCGAGGGCCAGATCGTGCCGGGGGGCGTGCCCGGCGGCGCGGGGACTATGGGATGGGTGGCGATCGGGGGCGGCCACACGCCGGGGGGCGGCGGCGGCAGCCCTTGGTCCGGATAGGCCGGCATTTCGGGAAGGCTGTTGTCGATCCCGGGCTGGTCGCCGGGAAGACCGTGGTCGGGGTGACCGGGCGAGACGGTCTCGAGGTTGAGAACGCCTCCGGTGACACGCATACGCATCTGTCGTCTCCTTTACTGGACCAAAAAGAGGTTGCTGTCGGTGTAGCTCTCGGGGGCCGCGCGCATCCGCGCCCGGACCCGGTAATCGTCGCCGGGGGGCAGATACCAGAGCACGTCGAACGCACCGGAACCGGCATCCCACGGGGACCACGAGGTCACCTGGACCAGGTCCTGGCCTTGCAGGGCGGCCAGCTCGATCTCACACCCCGGGACCACGGTCCCGGTGATGTGCACGGTGTGCGCCGAGGACGGGTTGTCGACCGGGTCCACGGTGATCACCGAGAGATCGGTCACCGCCGCCGGGACCATGAGGGCCACGTTGCCCGAGACGCCGACGTGCTGCGGCGTCCCGACCCACAGCCGCGGCAGGTCGCCGCCGGCCGGGGTGACCTCGACGTACAATTCGCCGGCGGCCAGCGACCCCAGCTCCGGGGACAGGAAACCCACCCGGTAGGTCGCCATTAAACTTACGATTTCGAGATCGACAGCCACCGGCGTCTCCTTTCAGTGCAAGTACCATTTGGCGTAGGTGCCGTCGTAATGGCCGCAGACCATTGCGTACTGGCCGGATAGGAAGTTCGTCGCACGGATGTTGCCGCTCGTGCCGAAGCTGACCGCGCCGGTGTCGCTGATGACGCAGAGTTCCTGCCCGCTCCATGCCGGCGTGATCGTGTTGACGGTGGCCGTGCCGGTCAGGTGGATGTATTTTTCGGCGAACAGAAGCGTCACGGTGGCGGCCGACGCGTAGGTCGCGCCGGAATTGGTGTCGACCCCTTTGTTGCCGGCGGTGACCGAGTTGCCGGCGGGTATGCCGCTGACCGGCGCCCAAAACTCCGGGCCGGTGTAGGTCAAGTCATTACCGGTGGCGAACAAAGTGACGTTCGCGCCGAGCCCGATACCGTAGGACAGCCCGGTCGTGCTGCCGGCGACGTTGCCGTCGCACTGCTTGCCGAGCCGGCTGTTCTGCAGGGTGACCGCGAGGTTGTTGCCAATGACGAGGTCGGTGCCGCTCTGGGTCCCGCAGACGCGCAACCCATTGAAATAGGTCTCGGTGATCGTGCCCGCCCCGGCCGGGGCGTCGATCTCGACCCCGTTGGCGAAATTGAGATAGGCCCGGTGCCCGGTGAACACGGTGCCGGTGATCTGCCCGGACCCGGTGTTTCTGATCTTGACGCCGGCCTTGCCGATCGAGGCCGCGGTCCAGGTCTGGTTGAACGCGTTGCCGCGCACGCTGCCGGTGCCCGACGTGTCGATCAGCAGCCCGTTCTGCTGATTGGTGTCGCCGAGCACCATCCCGTTGAAGAAGCTGAACGCGACCTCCTGGGTGGTGTTCGGCCGGATGATCGTGCCGTACTGGCAGCCGATATTGTCGACGCTGGGGCCGATATACGCGCCGCCGCTGTCCTCGAACAGCATCCCCCAGTCCGGCACCTGGGGATACACGCCGCAGCCGACGATCGTCTCCGACACGCGCAATTCGACCGTGCCGCCGCCCTGCGTGTTGTGGCCGACCCGGATGCCGCCGCAGCCGCCGACAGCGGCCATCTCGTAAAAATACGACCGGTCGATCGCGTGCGAGCTGCCGTTGACGTCGACGGCGATGCAGCCCTTGCTGGTGTAGACCCGGTCCAGCCGGGCACGGTGGCTGTCGCCGTCGGTGCCCACCTGGATGACGACGCCCGGCCCGGTCTGGGGCGTGGCGTCGATCTTGACATCCTCAAGGCAGGCACGGCTGTCGAGAAATATCACCGGGCTGACGCCGCCGTTGAGTAGGACGATCGAGGATCGGTCGCTGCCGGCGCCGACAAAACAGCTGTCGGGCGGGATGTTTATCGTGGCCGAGACCGCGTAGTCGGACCCGTCCAGCCCGTACAGTTTCCCGCCGCGTATCCCGATGTGGGCGAAAGCCTTGGTGATGGCCGCGGTGTCGTCCCTGGACCCGTCGCCGTAGGCCCCCCAGACCTCCGGAGCGGGTTTTCTACCGGCGAAATCCGCGATCCAGCAGCCGGTGCCGGTGTTGGGCTGGACCTCGTAGCCGTCGTCGGGCCTGTCGCAGGCGTAGGTGACCCAGTTGTATTCGGCGTAGCCGCCGTCGCCGGGGACACGGAACCCGAGGCGCGCGGCGCGTAAATTGACCGCGCCGGTCAGGGCCTTCAGCGCGATGTTGTCGGCCGGGAGGCTCATCGGGGCCGGGTGCGGCACCTGTTGGGCGGCGCCGAGCCACACCGTCAAGCCCAGGCCCAGGCCCAGGCCCAGGAGGACCGCGAGCCGGCGTCTCATACCTGGACCCACTGGCTGCCGGCGAACACCAGATCCACCCAGCTGTAAGCGTAGGCCAGGACCAGGCTCGGGGCGCCCTCGATTAAAACACCGTTGCCGGCCACGGTTATCGGGTAGGACCCGGCATTGCCCAGGATGTCCTTGACGGTCAAACGCTGGCCGGTGACCGGGGACAG